CGAAGCGGAAAAGGCGGAAAAAAAGGCGGCAGCCGAAGCGGCTAAGGTCGAAAAAAAAGCCGCGAACAAGGCCGAAAAAAAGACGGCCAACGAAGCGGCTAAGGTCGAAAAAAAAGCCGCGAACAAGGCCGAAAAAAAGACGGCCAACGAAGCGACTAAGGTCGGGAAAAAAGCCGCGAACAAGGCGGCGGCTGAGGCTGGGGGGGAAACAAATTCTGATCCTGATACTCAACTCGATAACGATATATCTGACATAACCGAGGACCACTGTGGACAAACATCTTATTCCGAGATACAGCAGCTAGACTCGAATATCGACATTACGAGTAGTGATAACTCTAAGAAAAACGAACACGACGACCTATCCAATAAAAATCTCAAATTTATGGTGTTTGCTTTTTATATAATGCGCAACGCGGTAAACGCGAATAAGGAGTTCGACGTCAACCAGTTCGTTAACTGCAATCGGATAAATGACCTACAAAAATTCGCGGAAATGATGGAACTTTTCTTCAAAAACTTTAACTCCATTCATCAACAATTTTCTCTTTTCAAAAATAACCACTTTAATCACTTTCACCTTCTATCTGATATTGCTTTTTATAAAAATAACGCTATTGATATTGATGTGAAACTTCACATCATCAACGGGCAAAAAGTACTCATTGATAAAAATAACATCGTTTATCATTTTAGGAATCACATTCCTATCGGGGTATGGCGAAATAATCAAATCACGCAATAACCTTCGCATTCACGACATCTCCGGGTTAATTAAACAAACAATTCAAACTGGTTATTCCATAAAGAAAGAATAGATACAGGAACACCGGGTAAAATTGGGTGCGCTTCCCAAAAATACTTACAAAAAGCCCATTCGAAACTAATTTTATTATTATAAAACTCACCGTAATTTTCACTTAAAAATTTTTTTATTTTTTCTGGAAGAAGGTAATGACTTTCTACGGGAAGAACATATGATAATTGGGTATAGGGATGAAATGGTTTACTATTACTAATAGCTAAAAAATCCATTTCAAAGTGAGGAATATATTGAATTAAATCTTTGAACAATGGCGGATAATGGTAATTATATTTTATTCGCCAGTTAACGCAGTCCCCGGTATAATATTTGAATACCCATTCTAACATTTCCAGGTAATTCATACATACGTCTTTAATCATTTCTCCAGTTGGAATTTCTTTGAACAATGTTTTATAATATCTATCTTCCCAGTAATCCATATCTGGTGAAATATATTTTTCTTGCTTTCTATATAAGACTGGAATATTTTGAAATAATCGTTCTTTGTCTTGAACGGTGGTTTCTTGAAATTTAAAGGAATCATAACGTTTTCTACTATTCATTTCTTCAATTAGTAAGTCTCTTTCTTTATTGGAAACATCATATAATAACATTCTAACACAATTCCAGTTAATCTTATTATTTTCATTTAATATATACAGGTTTATTTTTTTGCCGATTGTCTGTGAATACAATGTTAATAACGTATCAATGCCGTGTGTGCGTATATTCATAGCTGGAAAATGTGGTAAGAAATCATTTCCCAGAAAGAAACATATAAATACATAATCATATACGCGTCTTATATTTGTATCAATACAATTCATTTCGCTTAAAATACTATTGCACAATCGATGTATATCAAGAAAATAGGGTTCATTTGTATCACTCAATACTGAAACCGGTATTGAACTTTTAATAAACTCAGGTGCTTCTCTGAATATGTATATATTATACGTTTGACGTATATGAAATATGGACAGCATAATAAGATCAGAGTCTAATCCATACAGGGCAATATTATCATTCTGTAAATTGTTTTTTCTAATATAATCAAATAACTTATGTTCACCTTCTCCTGGGTTATCCGAGCATGATATATTAATTGCTTGCACGTTATACTTTTTTTCAACAAAAGAGAAAGCATATTCTATTTTTTCAGATAATTTATTCATGAAATCAGTACCTGGGGTAATCGCAGATGTACACCATTTTTTGTTGTCAGTGGGTTCATTAAAATCAATTTGACTCAAAAAGCTACTTCTATGACGTCGGCTTCGCTGCTGTTCCATTTTTGCTAACGGAGCTACCCCGTCAAACGTAATAAATACAGAAAGTTGTGGTTTAATGATATTTATATAATAATTAATTTTTTCAATTACATTTTCGATTATTTTCTCTTCGAAATTCGCAGCATTGGGATCTATCTCTCCGACGGCATCGTATATAATCGAATTGCAATCCATAAACAAATGTTGAAATTGAATATTTTCATTATTGAAATATTTTAAATTACGAATAATATTGGAATAATTTCTAATAATATGCGAGAAATAGCTGGGTATACCCATAATTATATTATAATATAGAATTAGTTTTATATGACTTCTATATATTTATAATGCAAAAGAGATAGATAAAATATAATTTTTATTTACATTTATTATAATCCTTACTGGTTAGTTGATACCCCCAATGTTGTAAAGTTTGTCGTATTTTAGGACTAACCTCATAATCATTATATTTTGTATTTTTATCATTAATCATATTGATTAACCATTTTCTGAACCTGCTATTAGGACCAGCTGTTTTTTTCCATCGACTTATTTGCCATTCGTCATCTGGGCATCGTTTGCCTTGATAGAAATCACAATACCATTGAACCCATCCATACGGATGATTCTTAGTTATCCATTTATTTTCTTCCCAAAATTCCAACGTTGTTCCTACTGCAACATTATACTTATTAATGGATTTATTGTATTCGACCCAATGACTGGTTAGCCAATCGTCTGATATTCCTTTCCACCAAGATTTCGGATAATCTAAATGACGATTTTTATATTTTTTACTTGTAACTGACGAGTGTATCGGTCTCCAATATGTCCCGCCAAAACTTCCCAACTGAAATATTTCTTTCGGTGTTAAATTCGGTCTAAAATCCGGATAATCCTTGAATACAATCTCTCCATTACTATTTTTAGTAGGCATATTATAATTATATTATATTTTATTATACATATAATTATGCATCTCAATGACGTTTACACCCTTGAAGATTTAAAACGGAACAAAATATATAACGACGAATGAAACATAAAACATAAGATTACAAGATTAGTAAGAATGATGTATTGTTTGCGGAAATCGCAAATTATGAAAAGAGTTTTTCAAAGACATCTTCATATAATATCTTTTTAATATATATATATGAATCTATTTTATCCGAGTTATGCATATGTGAATAGCTTTTTACCTATAATAATTATTAGTTTTTTCTTGTTGGATTCCTTTATATTTAAAAATTTGAAAGGTATAGTATTTTTAGCAGGACTATTATTTGCTATCATGTCAAGTATTATTATTAACAATACGTTTACAATAACCCGATATGAAAATAATAATAAAGTATGCTCGCCATTTACTATAAACGATATCTCTAAAAATTTCAATTTACCGCTGAACCCAATCATATTGTTATATACATTTGTATATTTAGTATCTATTATGCTAAATAATGGATTTGTTCTTAATAATTTTGCTTATATATTCATAATGGGTACAGTAATAATAAAAGATATATTCTGGCTAGCGGAAAATAAATGTTTTACGTCGAATCAAATAATAATGTCCAGTGCAATTGGTATATCTATGTCGCTTTTATGGAGTCTTGTTCTTCAAAAATCAAATAACAAATCAATATTATATACGATTGGGGTCAACAGTAATGATACGTGTGAAGTTCCCAAAAAAAAAACTTATAAATGTAAATACAAACCAAATAAATAAATTAACGAATTTGAAATATATATTATACCTGATTATAATATATACTATTTAAGGAAATACATGAATCTCAACTTATCATCATTCATATTTCTCTTTTTACGATTGTCTCCATTTATACTTATATGTTTCTTTACACTGTCTTCAATATTCAACAATGATTTAAGAGGTATCATTTACCTATTTGGATTATTGATATCAATTTTCACCGCATTTAGTGTTGGGAATAATTTAAATTTAGATGTAGTGCGACCCGAAGACAAACATGCGGTTTGCGATTTCGTATTTTTCAGCGGTAGCGACAGTCGACATATTCCGGTAGGTGAAACAATATTAGCATATACATTTTTTTATTTATTTACAACAATTGTTTTAAAAGACAAAGAATTCATCAATACAAATGTTAACTTTGAGCACTTCCCAAATGTTCCCAGTTTGAATAGTTGTTTAATAACCCCGTGGCAAATGCTTAAACCGGATTTTATAAAATTTTTACCAACAATGTTCACAAATCTACCAGCATTGAATGAAAATATTTCAACAATCACGTTTTTTATGTTATTAATCGCATTTGATATATTCTGGAATACAAACATCTTTAGTAGTATTAAAAAATTATTACAGTTAGATTTGAAATACTGCTATACCACCTACCAAAGTGGCATTGCCTATTTCATTGGTATTATAATTGGCATAATATGGTCTACAATAATTTACTCTACCAATTCTCCTCATTTGCAATATTTCCCAGGTTATAAAAACAATGAAGTATGTAAAAAGGCTGGTCCTACTAAATACTCGTGCAAGGTATATAAAAATGGAGAATTATTAAAAGTGCTCGACTAAAATATAATGAATATATTGTTTATTATATTTTATCGTCCAAAATGGCTAATATTTGCTGATAACCAAGACTTAATATTTTTAGAGATACGCATTGTGTATATATCATTTGATAACATATTTACAGTTTTATGTTTATTTTCAAAAAATTTAAAAAACGAGTTGATAACATCATAAAAATCTTTGTTATTATATCTCATAGTTAGTTCGTTGAATTGATATTCGGGCCTACCTATACGTTTATTAACTACATTATGAAAATTATAAAGCATCATTTTAAAATCTTCTTTTGTTCTAAGTTTGGAAAAATCAACTTTTTGTAAATATTGGGTTGCGTGTACAGAACAAGATGGACAGGGTAGATTATTACAAATAGATTGTATATGGAAAAATATATCTGTTTTCAATGATGAATAACTATCATTTTTTATTTTTTCAGCCAAACAGTGCAGGAGATCCCATATCGGCGGACCCCATAATATTTTAGGAATATTACTAGTGGTAGATGTATGTATGTTTACATTAGATAATTTTTTATTATCATAAGGCAACGGTTTTAAATTTGATATTGAA